AAGCGGTACCTTGGTGGATTCGTGCGCTCAAGGTTCATCGAAATTCCTACTACGGAGTGGGACATTGCAGCCGCACTTCCGTTGCAGAGTTTCACAGGTAAGACCAGTATTCACAAAGAAGAAGTCTGGCAAGATTCTAAAGAGAGGTACTAATGCCATCCGAATATTTTTCAAGTTTTCCCTATGTTGGCTATTCACTCAACGAATCACCGCAACCCGGTGAGTTGACCTGGGTCACGGATATCTTCCGTCGCACCGCACCCATCAAAGATTTACTCAAGAACAGGCAAATGTTTTATCGGTACCAAATTGTTGACGGGGAGACCCCAGAGATGATCGCCGGGCGCGTCTACGGTTCAACCTACTACCAATGGGTGATCAATATTCTGAACAACATCACCGATCCGTTGCTGGACTGGCCCAAAGACTATGCGAATCTGGTAGCGTATATCAACGAGACTTATGGTTCCATCGCCAGTGCGGCAAGCTCCATTCACCACTATACCATGACATTGAGCAAGGTGGATTCAGAGGGTAACTCCAGCGAAGAGACGTTCATTATCGACGAAACGAAGTACGATACGCTTACGAGTCTGACCCCTGTGGTAACCACGTTCGCGGGTGGTGTTACAGTAACGGTCACGACGACCCGTGCCACTGTGGACAACTACACCTACGAGATTGATCGAAACGAGTCCAAGCGTAGCATTGTTCTGCTCAGAGATTCATACCTTGCTCAAATCGCCACCGAACTGGAAAGCCTAGTGAGCTAATATGCCTATACAAGATGGAATACAGTCTGCCAGCGAATTTCAGCTTGACGCCCTCACCATTGTCAGTGCAAGTGGTGCTGCAGTAGACCTTCGTGAGATCATGCGAGAGTTGAACCTCTTTGAGGACTTGTTCAGTAATACCATGACGGGGGATTTATTTCTTGCTGACACGCAGAACCTGATCAACCTTCTCCCGATTGTGGGTGTTGAGCATTTGATTGTCACGCTAACCAAACCATCGGCTCCGTGGAAAATCAACAAGACGTTTCGTGTCTACAAAATCACAGATCGACGCAAGAGTGGGGCTTCTTCAGAAGATTACATTCTCCATTTTTGCTCCGAGGAATTGATCCTCAGTGAATCATTGAAAATCTCAAAGTCCTACAAGAGCATGACGGTCTCCGCGATTATCAGCGACATCACCACCAATTTCCTCAAGATTGATGCGACCAAGTTCCCTGCTACCGCACTCACCGCCACCGTTGGCAACTTTGACGTGGTGATACCATACTGGTCGCCCTTCCAAGCGATCAACTGGCTGTCACGCATGGCCCGCACTGGGACCCTTACGGGATGCTCGTTCGTCTTTTTCGAGGATGGTCGTGGTTATCATTTTGATTCCATCGAGTCTATGACGCAACAGGAACCACTCCAGATTATAAATTTTATGCCCATGAATTTCGCTGCCGCGACACGCGAAAAGAGCGCCAAGTCGGACACACAAATACGACTGGAATCCGCAGAGGAATACGAACTGGGCCAGGCGCCGGATTTGCTCAAGTCATTGTCGAGTGGCATGTATGCGAGCAGACTCAGCCGAGTGAACATCCTCGACCAGCAAATTAAGTCCTCGACGCAAAATGGCATCGAGTTTTTTGGCAAGACCAAGCACCCGAACAAAAATACGTTTATGCAGACGGGGCAGGACAGAACCCGGTCCACACACCCAGAGCATTTCGAGGCATTCCACCGTTCTGCCGTTGATAACCTGAAAATCGAAACGTGGCTGCTGCAACGCAATGCGTATATGTCAGCGATCCACGGATTCCAAGTGAAGATTGCTTTATCGGGTAACATGAACCTGCGCGTGGGGCAAGTGGTGGTGTTGAATCTACCGGCGGCTTCTATTGGTCTCAAGGGCGAGAAGCCACTGGATACCCAGTTCTCTGGAAAGTACCTGATCACCGCTGTTCGACACAAAGTTGATAGAGTTAAATATGCGTGTATCCTGGAATTATCAAAGGACTCTATTGGAATAACACTACCCGCGCCCCTTGATGGAAACCCCGCGATGAAAAAGATAAGGCAAGCATAATGGATACCAACATTGGTTCGCAATTTGTGTGGTGGACGGGAGTTGTTGAGAGTCGCCAGGACCCCAAAAAGGTCGGGCGTTGTCGGGTGCGTATTGTGGGGTCTCATACGGACCTGAAGTCTGTGATACCCACCGCGGACCTTCCGTGGGCACACCCGCTGATTCCTCTCAACGACAATGCCTCATTGCAAATCAAAGAAGGTGATTATGTCGTGGGGTTCTATCTCGACGGGCAGGACTCTCAGGTACCTATCATTATGGGCATTCTTCCAGGTATTCCGGTGGCACTTCCCGCGGCGACCGAGGGATTTGCTGACCCTAGAACAGGAGCAGAGCTATCCAGCGCACCCAGACAACCCGGTGCTTCGCGTGGGGTTCGATATCCTTCACGCTTGAATGAGTCAACCCTGTCACGCTTGGCCCGCAATGAGAAGATTAGCCAGACTCCTATTCAGTCAAAAAAGAATAGCGTATCTACGGCTTCTATTGCTGGTGGAGGTTCGTGGAGCGAGCCACCGACGAAGTATGCCGCTGTCTATCCCTACAACCGGGTCATGGAAACGGAGTCTGGGCACATTCTCGAATTCGATGATACACCAGGCGCCGAGCGCATTCATATCTATCACCGCTCGGGCACGTTCGACGAGTATCACCCCGATGGCTCAAAGGTCACACGGATTAACAAAGATGCCTACGAAATCGTCGTGTCGGATAAGAATGTCTATGTGAAGGGGTCACTGAACATCACCGCGGACCAGGACATCACACTGAAGGCCGGACAGAGTATCACAATTGAAGCGGGAACGGACGTCAAAATCAAAGCGGGTGCCACATTCAGTAGCGAAGCGGGAGCCACCCAGGAACACAAGTCCGGTGGTCCAATGACCCTCAAGGGTATCCCGATGAATCTCAATTAAAGAGGATGAGATGATATGGGATTACCGGTTGTCAGACTAGGAGTTGACCTCTGCAGTGGTCATCCAGCGGGACCGAGATATTTTCCTCCACGGCCAGCCATCATGGGTTCACCTGACGTATTTGCCGATGGCATTCAAGTTGTGCGAGCCGGGATGGACCTGTGGGCCATGCACACGAATATTATCAGCGTGCACCCCGGTACTGGTATCATGGGTTCCACGACGGTGTTTGTCAATGGGGCCCCCATGATGCGGTTGACCGATCCTCTGGATTGTGGATCAATTGCAGCAATGGGTTCACCAACAGTGTTTTGTGGTTAGGGGGATTTATGGCGTTTAATCTCGATTTCGCTCACATACCTTCGGGTCTTGCGTTGCCCACGTTCCCGGCACCCGCGACTGGTATCAGTGATGTGTCGAAAAGTGTCATGGACAAGATCACGACTGATCCTGGAAGTTTGTTCAGCAACCCTATGCTTGGATCGGTGAACTTTTTGGGTGACAGTACCACCCGGTTGGAGGGGACCCTCCAGAGCATTGCGTCCGGTGACCTGATCAATGGAGGTATCTCTCAGTCTGAGGCTCAAAATTATTTGTCTCTGGACCCTCTCCAAGACGTGCGGACCTCAATGGGTAATTTTATGATGCACACCGACCGGTTGTCTGGGTTGCTCAGGAGCCAGGGCATTCAAGCACCCGGGCTCCAACAAGTGCTCTCGATAGGGCTTCAGATGCAGAATATGATGACCATACTGGAAGCGGGTTCGGGGTGTCTCCCTGTGATTGGTGGGTGTACCGGGCTGTTTTCCACGGAGGACTTCAATGGCTTCACCAATCGAATCAACAACGTGCTGTCGTCCATTGAACGGGGGGCCGCGACCATTGCGGATGTCACCGACACGGTCAGTGTTGTTGCGAACTTCATTCGAGGGATCGTGGACAAGGACAGTCAGTTCTTGCAAAACTGTGTGAACCAGTTACAGGCCGCGGGTGTTGGCTTGGTCTTGGAGGCCCTCGATACGAACCCTTGCGCTCACTTCATCTTTGATGCAATCTCTAATAAAAACCCCGGTGGTTTGCTTAACGTCCTGAGTAAGCCTATCCTATAATAGCATATAAATAGAGCATGGTCATACATCATATTATTCCCAAACATGCCCAGGTTCATACGCACTATTTTAACGAGATTACTCATAATGGCTAACCCTATCATTTACCAAGATTTTACGCTGGATTTTGCGATTCATCCGATCAGGAAAGACCTGGTCCTCAAAAACAACGAGGACGTGGTTATAGAGTCTATTAA